GCCGGAAAAATACTATTTGAGTCAGAAGGCTTGTCTGGGTATTCTCCGAAGAGCATCCAGTCGTGGCAAGGTTCTGCCCCCGCTGCTGCAGAAAGCACTGGAGATGCAGGCATCGGCTTGATGTTTGAAAATCATGGACAAGACTGCCGGTATACGGGACCTCTTGATGTGTCGCAGACGGTTCTTTCTACTTATGGAACAGGCGGCAACAATCAGCCGTTTGTAGTGGAAACACCAAAAACACTGAAAATCCGAAGTGGCTGTGAGGGTGGTGGCAAAGGTCCTCTTATCCAGGAGAACAAATCTGCAACCCTTGGAACAAACAATGATCAGACATTGTTTCAGCCTGTTGCTTACGGCATCTGCTCCAAGGACAGCAATTCCATGAAATCTGCAAATCCGAACAGTGGATTTTATGAAGCTGATACAAGCAGAACCATTGATGGCAATGGGGGGAATCCCAGCTGCAACCAGGGTGGCATTGCAGTGATCGAAGGCAATGGCACTCGACCTTCTCATAAGGGTGATGGCTATAAGGAGTCGGATATCATGTACACTTTAAATGCAACGGAACAGCATGCCGTTGCCTTTGCTGATGTTCATGCAACGCTTTCTGCCAACGATGGACTAAAGGGACCGTCTTCTCAGATGATGGGAAATCCTCACGAGAATTTTGTGGCAGAACCTGCCTACGGTATTGGCAGACCCGCAATGAACCAAGGCTATAATGCGAAGTTCAGTTTTCAGATTGAAGAGGAAGTCGAACCAACCATTGTGGCAGCAGGGGCAAGTGGAGTAGCACATCCGGTGTACTGCACGAGCAAGGCATCCTATCACACGATTGCAGAAGAAAATATAGCAGGAACTCTGGTGGCATCGGATTATAAAGATCCTCCGACTGTCACTGCAGAACCAAGATACATTGTAAGAAGGCTTACTCCTACAGAATGTGCAAGACTGCAAGGTTTCCCAGATTGGTGGTGTGATGATCTTAATACAGAAAATCCTACCGATGAGGACATTTTATTATGGAGAGAAATCTTTCAGACCCATGCCGATGCAATGGGAAAGAAGACAAAGGCTAAGTCAGAGAACCAGATCAGAAAATGGCTGCAAAGTCCTCATTCAGACTCGGCAGAATATAAGATGTGGGGCAATGGTGTGGCACTTCCGAATGTCGTATTTGTCCTTTCAGGGATAGTGTACTATGCACAACAGTGAAAAGAATAAATCGGTGCTAATTTTCTACAGATTCGCTTGATAATATCAGCCTTTAGAGTGATATATGTAGTACCGAAAAACAAAGGAGGTACTCAGCATGAGAGTAGAATTTAACAGAACAGGCTCTGAAAGAAAAGCACTGGTTACAGCAATTTCAGAGATTCTTGGAACAAAGGCAAAATACATGGGAATGCCGACAACAGCTTATGACTTCGGTGGTCTTATTGTAGATAAGACAGGAGCCTTGGATTTTGAAGAGAACATTTTTCCAAAGGATATCAAAGAACTTTTGCAGAGCCTTGCAGACAGAGGTTTCACCGCCGAAAACAGCGAGGATTTCGAACAGGGCGAAGAAGTATCCGAACAGCCGGAAGAAACGCCACAGGGCGAAAACGTGGGGCTTACAGTGGAAATTCCGCTTGAGAAAGTAAAGGTTGGTAACCTTACGAACCTTCTGGAAGCTAAAGGCGAGCTGATCAAGCAAGCCTTGGGCGTGGATGACATTCGAATCGAAGTGGATGAGAAGAAAGTATCCTTCCCTTGGTTTTCCGAATTGCCGGATGCAGATGCCTGCAAAGCCTATCAGAATTTCATTGCTGCCCTTTGCAAAATGAGCAGAGAACAGAAACGCATCAATTCTACAGATAAGGAAGTAACCAATGAGAAATACGCATTCAGATGCTTCCTTCTAAGACTTGGATTTATCGGAGCAGAGTATAAAGCAGACAGAAAAATTTTGCTGAAGAACCTGAGTGGTTCATCTGCATTTAAGACTGGAGCAAAGAAGGAGGCTGAAGGCAATGAGATTTCCGAGTAAAGAAATTGTGGCAAGGGTACGCAAGCAGTACCCTGCCGGATGCAGAGTAGAGCTTACCCACATGGATGATATGCAGGCACCGCCGATTGGAACCAAGGGTACCGTCAAAGGAGTTGATGATACTGCATCTATTATGGTGGCATGGGATAATGGCAGCGGACTCAATGTGGTTTACGGAGAAGACAGCTGCAGAAAACTGGATTCCGTAAAAGTTACCTGTTACGGCACAACCGAAACTTGGGACAGCCGAAAGGATGCGATGGAGTTTTACCTTAGATGCATGGCAGGTTCAGAAGGAAGCGAACACCAGAGATACAGCAAGATTTACACTGAATTATCGATGGGAATGGATGCAGTTTCCGATGAAGAATAAGCTGTAAACTATACAGTTTTTGCAGCGTATATTTGTTACATTTATGCCCGTAATTAACTTGCTATATGTGTGCTTTAGAGTGATATATAGACTACCGAAAGGGAAAACAAACACACGGAGGGCACAGCCATGAATGAAAAAATAGCAAGACAGATTGCAGAAATGAAAAAGCAGACCATTGGGGTAGAGGTTGAGATGAACAGCATCAAAAGAGAAAAGGCTGCAAAGACTGCAGCCGCCTACTTTGGAACAGGCAGATACGAATATACAGCAAGCAGAAACGGATACGAAACCTGGTCTGCTTGGGATGAGCAGGGCAGAGAATGGAAATTCCAGAAGGATGTCAGCATTGCCGGATGCGACAGTGAGAAATGCGAATTGGTAACACCGATTCTTACCTACGATGACATTCCGATTTTGCAGGAACTCATCAGACAGCTTAGACACGCCGGAGCAAAGAGCGATGCAACAAGAGGATGCGGAGTTCACATTCACATCGGAGCGAAGGGGCATACACCACAGACCTTAAGAAACCTTGCAAACATTATGGCAAGCCACGAAAGCCTTCTTGCAGATGCCTTAAGCCTCGACAGAAACCGAATGAGAAGGTACTGCAGAACAGTTGACCCTAGATTCCTTGAAGAGGTCAACAAGAGAAAGCCAAAGACGATGGCAGCCCTTGCGGACATTTGGTACACAAGCCACGGAGCAAATTACGGCAGAAGTCAGCACTACAACGACAGCCGATACCACATGCTTAACTACCATGCAACCTTCACAAAAGGAACAGTCGAGTTCAGACTTTTCCAATTTGATGCACCTGCAAATGGAAAGCTGAACGGACTTCACGCAGGACAGCTTAAAAGCTACATTCAGCTTTGCCTTACACTCAGCCAGATGGCGAAGGAAGTCAGAACAGCGAGTCCAAAGCCACAGCAGAATGAAAATCCAAAATACGCAATGAGAACTTGGCTCCTTCGCCTCGGATTCATTGGTGAGGAATTTGCAACAGCAAGAGAAACTCTCACCAAGAGACTTGCAGGAGACACAGCATTCCGAAACGGAAGAGCTGCTTGAAGGAACCACAGGAGACAGCCTCCTGCCACCTAGCCTAACCTCCGACCGCTCCGGCGGTCTTTAGGTGGTAGAAGGGTATCCCCTTCGGAAAGGATGGACACCATTATGGAAAAACGATACTACATTGCTTATGGGAGCAACCTAAACATCAGACAGATGAGGATGCGATGCCCAGGGGCAAGAATCATGGGAACTTCAGAGATTGAAGATTATGAACTGCTTTTCAAAGGCAGTCAGACCGGAGCGTACCTTACCATTGAAGAAAAGGAAGGCAGTAAGGTTCCGGTTGCTGTGTGGTCGGTCACAGAGGCTGACGAGGCAGCACTTGATCGCTATGAGGGATTTCCTGCCTTCTACTACAAGAAGGAACTGACACTGCCGATTAAGGGCATCAAATCAGGCAAGGTGCGAAAAAGAAAGTGCTTTGTTTATATCATGCACGAGGACAGAAAAATCGGAGTGCCAAGCCTGGCCTATGTGAGTACTTGCTTAGAAGGATACATCAGCTTTGGGTTCGATGAACATTACCTTGCAGAGGCACAAATTAAAGCAGAGGAGGAAGCGGGACATGAAAGACACAAATATCATTTCACTTGGTTTTAGGATATGCCCCAAGTGTGGGAGCAGATACCACGAGTCACCTGCTATTTCAAGAGCGGACAATCAAACCCTTATCTGCCCGGACTGTGGGACGAGAGAGGCTCTCGCCACAATGGGTGTGGATGAGAAGGAACAAGAAGAAATTCTGGCCACGATTCATAGGAGCAGACAGTCATAAAACACACAGTTTTCTGCCGTGATAATTGTTACATTTATGCCCGTAATTAACTTGATAATATGTGCTTTCAGAGTGATATATAGTGTACCGAAAGGGAAAAGAAAACACTTAGGAGGACATCAAAATGAAGGAAATCAGAACATTTGAAGCGGCAATAGAAAACAAGGTAAGAAACCTTAAGGAAGCAGGAATCAACCAGACACTTTTCTGGGCATACAGAACTTCCAAAGAGGAGTCAGGCAATGACCTTATTGATTTCAACGAGGTCATTTGGGATTACGACATCAAGGAGATTGCAGAAACCTTGAGAGCAGAAGGCATTACCGAATTTACCATCAGCTCCACATTTTCAAGCTTGATTGAAACACTTGCAGAATTTGAAAAGTATGGCATCAGCATGAACGGACTTACAACGGTCAATGCCAGATACACAGATTGGAAGACAGGAGAACATGCCAAGATTCCGGCAATCAGGATGATTGTAAAATAACCGCTTGGAGGGGCAGAGATGCTCCTCCTTCATGCTGTAAAGTACACAGTATTTCTTCATTATAATTGTCACATATATGCCCGTAATTAACTTGATAATATGTGCTTTTAGAGTGATATATAGTGTACCGAAAGGAAAAGAAAACAAGGAGGTACACAGACATGTGGAAAGAAGGAATCATCGGAATACCAACAAAGGACGGAGAATACAAGAAGGTCAAATACTGGGTCAAGCACTTTGATGAGCCCAGCGAAGATTACGGCATTAACGGCGGCAGAATTTCCAAACTCAGCCTTAAGATGGACGGTGAATGGATCGCTAACTACGACAGAGGATGGGACATAAAGCCGACCTGCATGGAAGCGGAAATGGCGCTTTGCATTCTCCTAAACGAACATAACTAAACAGAATCCTAAAACGGGATCGGGAACGGAAACTGAGAGGCTTCTGTATCTCGTATATATAAACTTTATTGATGTCACCAATGATGGTGGCTGTTTTTATTTACGGAGGTGATGCGGATTGCGAAAGCTGAAAAATTACAAGCCAACAAAATTTATGGCGAAGACTTCTCATTACAGCAAAGACATGGCGGATTTCGCAGTCAGCTTTATTGAGGAACTGTGTCATACCAAAGGAACATGGGTGGGAAAGAAGTTTGAACTGATTGACTGGCAGGAGCAGATCATAAGAGATTTGTTTGGTGTTTTGAAACCGAATGGGTATCGTCAGTTTAATACGGCATATATTGAGATTCCTAAGAAACAAGGGAAATCAGAACTTGCAGCTGCCGTAGCACTCTTACTTCTTTGTGGTGACGGAGAGGAACGTGCAGAGGTCTACGGATGTGCGGCAGATAGAAACCAAGCTAAAATCGTATTTGATGTGGCTGTGGATATGGTGAAGTTTTCTCCGGCACTGATGAAGAGAGTTAAAATCCTTGAATCACAAAAGAAGATTATTTTCAAACCGACCAACAGTTCCTATCAAGTGCTATCTGCCGATGTGGCCAATAAGCATGGTTTTAATACACACGGAGTTATCTTCGATGAGCTGCATACTCAGCCAAATCGAAAACTCTACGATGTAATGACGCAAGGTTCTGGTGATGCCAGAATGCAGCCGCTGTATTTTCTAATTACCACAGCCGGAAATGACACCAACTCCATCTGTTATGAAATCCATCAGAAGGCATTGGATATCGAGGCAGGAAGAAAGATTGATCCAACCTTTTATTCTGTAATTTATGGTGCTGATGAATCGGAAGATTGGACTGACCCTAGAGTCTGGCAGAAAGCGAATCCCTCACTTGGTATTACAGTCGGAATTGATAAAGTGCAAGCTGCTTGCGATTCTGCAAGACAGAACCCCGGAGAGGAGAACTCGTTCAGACAGCTGAGACTCAATCAGTGGGTTAAGCAGTCAGTACGATGGATGCCGATGGAAAAATGGGATGCGTGTGACTTTAATGTTGATGAAGATGAACTGGAAGGCCGTGTTTGCTATGGCGGTCTTGACCTTTCTTCGACAACGGATATTACAGCATTTGTTTTGGTATTTCCTCCGGCAGATGAGGAGGATAAATACAGCATACTTCCACACTTCTGGGTGCCGGAAGATACGCTTGACCTAAGAGTCAGACGAGATCATGTGCCGTATGATTTGTGGGAAAGAAAAGGGTATCTTCAGACTACGGCAGGCAATGTGGTTCATTACGGATACATTGAACAGTTTATAGAATCTCTGGGAGAACGATTCAACATTAAGGAAATCGCTTTTGACCGTTGGGGAGCTGTACAGATGGTGCAGAACCTGGAAGGCATGGGTTTTACTGTAGTTCCGTTTGGACAGGGATTCAAAGACATGTCTCCTCCAACGAAAGAACTGATGAAACTGGTTCTGGAAGGAAAAATTGCACACGGCGGTCACCCGGTTCTTCGCTGGAATATGGACAACATCTTTATACGAACAGATCCTGCCGGAAATATCAAAGCTGACAAGGAAAAGTCAACAGAAAAAATTGATGGTGCTATTGCAACAATCATGGCACTGGATCGAGCAATCAGATGTGGGAATGCCAATACGGAATCTGTATACGATAACCGAGGCATTCTTTTTATTTAGGAAGGAGCGTGATCAGATATGGGAATTTTAAGTGGATTATTTCGTTCAAGGGATAAGCCTTCCAACAGAACAAGCGGAAGCACCTATAGCTTTTTAATGGGATATTCTACATCCGGCAAGCGAGTGAATGAGCGTTCTGCCATGCAGATGACTGCAGTATACAGCTGTGTCCGTATTCTGTCTGAAGCTATCGCAAGCCTTCCATTAAATATCTATAGGTACAACGAAGACGGCGGAAAGGAAAAGGCACTGGAGCATCCATTATATAAACTGCTTCATGATGAGCCAAATCCTGAAATGACATCCTTTGTATTTCGGGAAACACTGATGACTCACCTTTTGCTGTGGGGCAATGCCTATGCACAGATTATTCGAAACGGCAAAGGAGAGGTCATTGCACTGTATCCGCTGATGCCGGATCGTATGAGTGTGGAGCGAGATGATAAAGGAACGCTGTATTACAAATACGCGAAAATCACGGAAGATGCGCCTACTATGGAAGGAACAACGGTGTATCTGGACGCATCGGATGTGCTGCATGTTCCGGGACTTGGATTTGACGGACTGGTTGGATATTCACCCATTGCTATGGCGAAAAATGCGATAGGACTTGCCATTGCAGCAGAAGAATATGGTTCAAAGTTCTATGCAAATGGTGCCGCACCTAGTGGCGTTCTGGAACATCCCGGAACATTAAAAGACCCTTCCAAAGTCAGAGATAGCTGGAATGCTGCATTCGGAGGAAGTGCCAACAGCCATAAGGTAGCAGTTCTGGAAGAAGGACTTAAATACACACCAATCTCAATCTCACCAAACGAAGCACAGTTTTTGGAGACCAGAAAATTTCAGATCAACGAAATCGCTCGAATTTTCAGAGTACCGCCTCATATGGTCGGTGACCTTGAAAAGTCAAGCTTTTCTAATATAGAGCAGCAGTCACTGGAGTTTGTGAAATATACGCTTGATCCTTGGGTAATAAGGTGGGAGCAGTCGCTGTTTCGAGCCTTGCTTTCCGAGGAAGAGAAAAACAGTTATTTTTTCAAACTGAATGTGGAAGGCCTGCTCCGTGGTGATTATGCAAGCCGAATGAACGGCTATGCAACAGCCAGACAGAATGGCTGGATGAGTGCAAATGATATCCGTCAGCTTGAGGATCTGGACAGAATTCCAGCTGAACTTGGCGGTGATTTGTACTTGGTAAACGGTAATATGCTGCCGCTTGAGAAAGCAGGCGCAGCTTATGCAAATACAGAAAAGAAGGAGGATACAGATTCTGATGAAGAAACCGAAGAAGTTCTGGAACTGGATAAACCAGGCAGAAACACACGATGAGAAAGAACGAGTGCTGGAACTGTACGGAACTATCGCAGAAGTATCTTGGTTTGATGATGATGTCACACCACAGATGTTCCGTGATGAACTTTTTGCAGGAAAGGGACCGGTGACCATATGGATTAACTCTCCGGGCGGTGACTGCATCGCGGCCAGTCAGATTTATTCCATGCTGATGGATTATCAGGGTGATGTGACAGTCAAAATCAATGGCATCGCTGCCAGTGCAGCATCCGTCATTGCAATGGCAGGAACAACTGTGCTTATGGCACCGACTGCTCTCATCATGATCCATAATCCCATGACGATGGCTTACGGAAATCATGAGGATATGGAAAAGGCAATCGATATGCTGGATGAAGTAAAGGAAAGTATTATCAATGCCTATGAGATCAAGACGAGCATGTCCAGGGCAAAACTGGCACATCTGATGGATTCTGAAACATGGATGAATGCAAACAAAGCAGTAGAGCTTGGTTTTGCAGATGACATTCTTGTGGATGAGAAACGAAGTACAGACAGTATTCCTGCATATTCATTTTCCGGCAAAGAAACAGAGACCAGACTTATGAATAAGCTGATGACTCATTACAAACCGGAAAATAAGCATAAGAATATGACGCCTGCAAAGGCGGCAGAGATTCCTGCAAAACAGGAAAAAGCAAATGGAACAGCAATTGACCAGCTTGATAAAAGACTGGATTTACTTAGACCTTAAGGAGGATTTTACAATGAGCAAGATTAATGAATTACGCACACAGCGTGCAAAGGCATGGGAGCAGACAAAGGCATTCTTGGACTCCCACAGAAATGACAAGGGAATTCTTTCTGCAGAGGATACGGGGACCTATGAAAGAATGGAACAGGAAATTGTTGATCTCGGAAGAGAAATCGACAGACAGGAAAGAATGGATGCAATGGAAAGAGAACTGAATGCTCCGACTGCGGCACCTCTTACTGCAAAGCCGGATAACAGTAAGAAAGACACAAAGGTCGGCAGAGCGTCTAATGCATACAAGGAGGCTTTCTGGAATCAGGTTCGTGCCAAGGATGGTGTAAGCTATGAGGTTAGAAATGCCCTCAGAGAAGGTGCAGATTCTGAAGGCGGCTATCTTGTGCCGGATGAATTTGAGAATACTCTTATTCAGGCATTGGAAGCAGACAATGTAATCCGTGAACATGCCCATGTATTCACTACTGCAAATGGAGTCCATAAGATTCCGGTGGTTGCAACTAAGGGTGTGGCAAACTGGATTGATGAGGGCGGGTCTTACGGTGACAGCGATGATGTATTTGGTCAGGAGCAGATTGATGCACATAAGGTCGGTACAATCGTAAAAGTATCTGAGGAGCTTCTTAACGATTCTGCATTTGACCTTGAAGCATACTTCAGAGATGAGTTTGCAAGACGAATCGGCAGTAAGGAAGAGGAAGCATTCCTTATCGGTGACGGTGTGAAGAAGCCGACCGGAATCCTTCATTCCACTGGCGGTGCAGATGTTGGTGTAACTGCAGCAAGTGCGACTGCCATTACAGCAGATGAAATCATTGACCTTTACTACAGCTTGAAGGCTCCGTACAGAAAGGATGCCATCTGGGTACTTAATGATTCCACTGTTCGTGAGATCAGAAAGCTGAAGGACAACAACGGTCAGTTCTTGTGGCAGCCGGGTCTTAGAGAGGGTGAGACTGATACACTTCTTGGAAAGAAGATTGTTACCAGTGCATATGCACCGGAAATCGCAGCAGGAGCAAAGACCATCCTCTTTGGCAATCTTTCTTACTACTGGATTGGTGACCGTCAGGGCATCACTTTCAAGAGACTGAATGAACGCTATGCGGATATGGGACAGGTTGGTTTCCTTGCATCCAAGAGAGTGGACGGCAAGCTTGTACTTCCGGAAGCAATCAAGGTTCTTCAGATGAAGGGAACAAAATCGGGTTCTTAATATAACGGCAGTGCTGTCCATTGATGGCACTGCCTAAATTTTAGACTAGAGGTGGTGAAAGATATGATTGTAGAACTTGCAGAGATGAAAGGTTATCTTCGTGTGGATTTTGATGACGATGACGAACTGATAAAGAATTTCATTGTTACGGGAGAAAATCTATGTGCAGATATTTCCAGACTCTCGGTCGGTGACCTCTCAGAAATTCCATCTTCCAAGATTGCTGTCATGTATGCTGTGGCTTACTTATATGAACACAGAGAGGATGCAGACCATCATGCGCTCACCATTTCTCTTCGTTCCTTATTGTTTGGCAGCAGAAGAGAGGTGTTCTGATGGATATTGCACTTATGAATATTCGCATCACTTTTCAAAGAAATGAAGTGGTTTCGGATAAAATCGGCAATCACAGGAATACCTGGTCAGACTTTTATTCCTGCTATGCCACAGTCAGTGGTGAGGGTGGCTCAGAAAAAGCTGTGGCGGGATTAGTAGTAGAGGATTCAGATATCTCTTTTACCGTCAGATATTGCAAAGCACTGCTTGATATGGATTCCACCAAATGCAGGATTCTTTTTGATGGTGCTGTCTATAACATCGTGTCGATTGACCACATGAATTTTAAGAAGAAATGTCTGAAGTTCAAATGTGAGAAAGAGAGGAAGAAGTAATGGCAACAAAGATTGATAATCTTGCAAAAGAGATTATGGATGGTCTTAAAGAATATGCTGACCTTGCTTCGGATGATGTAAAAAAGGCAGTTAGAAAAGCGGGTAATGAGGTTAGAAAAGAAATCTCAGCATCTGCACCTGCGGATACTGGAAAGTATGCCAAGTCGTGGAGTGTAAAAAAAACCAAGGAAACATCGAATTCCTTGGAAGTAACAGTACATTCCAGAAACAGATATCAGCTTGCACACCTTCTGGAGCATGGTCATGCCAAGCGAGGCGGCGGCAGAGTTGCTGCAAGACCTCATATCGCCCAGGCAGAGCAAGGTGCCGTGGAAACACTGGAATCTGAAATCAGCAGAGCACTGGGAGGTATGTGATGGAGATATTGTTAAAAATGTTAGAGGAGATAGGCATCCCGTTTGCTTATGATCATTTTGCAGAAGGAGAAAGTCCAAATCCTCCGTTTATCTGTTATCTGATTCCCGGCACGAATCACTTTTCTGCTGACGGAAGAGTCTATAAAAAGATAAATGAAATTCATATAGAGCTGTACACTGATTTCAAGGACTTGTCGGTGGAGCAGAAGGTAGAGGCTGTGCTTGATGAGCATGGCATTTTTTATGACCACACAGAAACGTGGATCGAAAGTGAAAAGATGTATGAAGTCCTGTATTCATTTGAAATGGAGGCTTAGATTATGGCGAATAAAGTAAAATATAACCTTAAAAACGTCCATGCAGCAAAGCTGAAGAGGACAGAGGATGGTGGGTACTCTTATGATACTCCAAGAGCAATCCCCGGTGCAGTAAGCATCAGTTTGGATGCAGAAGGTGATACTTCTCCGTTCTACGCTGATGGTATCGTGTATTTCCGTTCTGTATCTAACAACGGTTATAGCGGTGACTTGGAGATTGCCCTTATTCCGGAATGGTTCAGGACGGAGATCCTTAAGGAAGAACTTGATAAGAATGGTGTTCTTGTAGAAAATTCCAAGATTGCAGAGATGGAGAAGTTTGCTTTGTTATTTGAATTCGATGGTGATGTGAAATGCATCCGTCATGTCATGTATAACTGCACGGCATCTCGTCCGTCTATCGAATCTGAAACTAAGGAAGATACCATTGAACCTGGTACGGAGAAGTTGTCTCTGACAGCAGATCCTAGAGAAGATGGTCTTGTGAAGAGTAGAACGGGAGATACGACTACAGATGCAACCTACAGCGATTGGTACAAGGCAGTTTATGTTCCGGTAGCAAAGACTGCTTCTGCATCATCTGCTTCGACAGGAGGTAAATAATTATGCTGAAGAAAGTAATTAATGTTGGTGGCAAAGAGGTGGCATTTCGCTCCTCTGCTACAGTTCCGAGATTATATCGTGCAAAGTTCAAAAGAGATATTTTTAAGGACTTAGCAAAACTGGAAAGTTCCTATAAGGGCAGTAAGGAAGAGGGAGAAGAGTTCGCTATCGATGATTTGGAAATCTTCGAGAATGTTGCCTACATCATGGCATATCATGTGGACAACACCATCCCGGATAATATTGATGATTGGCTTGACCAGTTTGAGATGTTTTCTATCTATGAAGTACTGCCAGAGATTCTTGCACTTTGGGGTACTAACCTTATCACGGACATTGACTCTAAAAAAAACTTAAACGCAGTAGCAGGGAGATGACAACTCCCTTGTTTCTCTTGCGCTGCTTAGAAATCGGTATTTCCATCCGAGACTTGGATTATCTGACCATCGGAATGGTGATGGATATCTGGACGGAGAAGGGAAACGACTCTGTAAAATATGACAGCATTGCAACGCAGGAGGACTTTGATAAGTTCTGATGGCTCGGAGAAATCCGGGCTTTTATTATGCAAATTTTTAAGGAGGTAGACGCCAATGGCAAACAGAATCAAAGGTATCACTGTCGAAATTGGCGGTGATACTACCAAACTTCAGAATGCCCTAAAGGGTGTGAATGGTCAGATTAAGAATACCCAGTCTGCACTGAAGGATGTAGAGAAGCTATTAAAACTTGATCCGACTAATACCACACTTCTTGCTCAGAAACAGAAACTTCTGACACAGGCAATTGGAGAGACAAAGGAAAAACTCGCTACTCTTAAGATGGCAGCAGAACAGGCAAATGAACAGCTGCAGAAGGGTGAGATTTCACAGGAACAGTATGATGCCCTTCAGCGTGAGATTGCTGAGACAGAAGCAGAACTGAAAAAACTGGAGTCACAGGCATCTAAGACCAATCAAACACTGACAAAAATCGGAGAGGTTGGTTCCAAGGTAGAATCCTTTGGTAATGGTGTTACGAATGTAGGAAAGAAAGTATCCGTGGCATCTGCTGCAGTTACTGCAATGGGTGGTGCTGCTGTAAAGACGGCAGCTGACTTCGAAAGTTCCATGAGCCAAGTTCAGGCTACGATGGGAATTACGAAGGATTCCATGTCAACGCTCGATGGACAGTCTGTAAATACAATGGATGCACTGTCCGACCTTGCAAAAGAGATGGGTTCCAAGACTGCATTTTCTGCTAGTGAATGTGCCGAGGCTCTTAACTACCTTGCTCTTGCCGGATACGATACGCAGGAGATGGCAGATACACTGCCTACTGTACTTAACCTTGCGGCGGCAGGCGGTCTTGATCTGGCTTCGGCATCCGATATGGTTACCGATGCAATGTCTGCCCTTGGTATGGAAACAAAGGATGCAAATAAGATGGTCGACCAGATGGCCAAGACTGCATCAAGCACCAACACTTCTGTTGGACAGCTTGGTGAAGGCATTCTTACCATCGGTGCAACAGCAAAGACGGTCAAAGGCGGAACTGCCGAACTTAATACTGCTCTTGGTATCTTGGCGAATAATGGTATCAAGGGTGCTGAAGGCGGTACACATCTTCGTAACGTTATTCTTTCCTTGCAGAATCCGACAGACAAGGCAGCACAGCAGATGGATGCCTTGGGAGTTTCCGTATTTGATTCACAGGGAAACATGAGAAGTCTGAATGACATCTTGGGTGACCTTAATAAGAGCATGGACGGCATGACTGCTGAAGAAAAAGCAAATATCGTCAGCAAGATTTTTAATAAAACAGATCTTTCATCAGTAAATGCACTGCTTGCAAACACAGGTGATACCTGGACAGACTTGCAGACTGCCATTGAAAACAGTGGCGGGGCAGCACAGCAGATGGCGGACACTCAGCTGGATAACTTATCCGGTCAGCTGACTATTTTGAAATCAGCAGTAGAGGGATTTGCCATTTCCATTGGAGAGGCACTGATGCCGATGGTCAAAAACATCGTTGCTAAGATTCAGTCCTTCGTAGACTGGCTGAATAATCTTGATGAGGGAACAAGACAGGTCATCGTAAAGATTGGACTTTTCATTGCGGCATTAGGACCGTTCCTTGTGATACTTGGTACAGTAATATCCAAAGTCGGTGTGGCCATGCAGGCATTCAGCAAGCTGGGACTGAAACTGACAAGTCTCATGAGTAATGCCGGAGGAGTATCTGGCATCATGGGAAAAGTGGGGGCAGCCATTGGAGGTATTTCTGCTCCGGTAGTTGCAGTAGTCGCGGTTATAGCAGTACTTGTTGCTGCCTTTGTACATTTGTGGAAAACGAATGAAGATTTCAGAAACAGCATTATTGCCATCTGGGAGAGAATCAAATCTGTATTCAGTGGCTTTGCACAAGGCATTACAGACAGGCTGAACGCATTAGGATTTGATTTCCAGAATTTTAAGGAAGTTGTATCTGCCATTTGGAATGGACTTTGTAATTTCCTTGCACCTGTTTTTGAGGGCGTCTTCACACAGATTGCCAATATCCTCGAAGCAGTGCTTGGAGTAATCACAGGCATTCTTGATGTGTTCATCGGAATTTTCACAGGCAATTGGTCACAGGTATGGGAAGGTGTCAAAGGCATCTTCGGATCTGTTTGGGATTTCATTAAGAATACCTTTATCAACTATATGAATGTAATTCAGAACGTGGCAAATGTTGTTCTTGGATGGTTTGGTACTTCTTGGAATGGAGTGTGGACAGACATTAAGGATTTCTTCGTAAATCTGTGGACAGGAATTACAACCTTCTTCACAAATCTGTGGGAAGGCATCAAGAATACCGTTCAAACAGCAATCATGTTTATTGCAGCAATCCTTGAGGTGGCATTTGATATCATCACATTGCCGTTCCGTTTCATTTGGGAGAATTGCAAGGAAATCGTTATTGCAGTTTGGGATGCGATTAAGTCCAAGGTTACTACGGTTATCAATGCTGTAGCGACTGTGATTAAAACTGTGATGAATGCCATCAAGACGGTATTTACCACAGTATGGAATGCCATCAAAACAGTAGTCACTACGGTAGTCAATGCAATAAAAACCGTTATTACTACAGTATTCAATGCTATAAAAAATACGGCAACTACAGTGTGGAATGCAATAAAGACTGCAATCACGACACCAATCAATGCTGTGAAGAATACGGTGTCCACGGTATTTAATTCTGTAAAGAGTACCGTATCCTCGGTGTTCAACAGCATCAAGTCTACGGCAACCTCTGTATGGAACGGAATCAAGTCTGCAATCACGACACCGATTGAGGCAGCTAAGAATAAGGTCAAGGGAGTGGTGGACGCCATCAAGGGATTCTTCTCCGGCATGAAAATTTCTCTTCCTCATATCAAACTGCCGCATTTCAGTGTAACGGGTAAACTTTCAATTGCTCCTCCATCCGTACCACACCTATCCATCTCCTGGTATAAGGAAGGTGGTATCATGACCAAGCCGACGGCATTTGGCATGAATGGTTCTTCTCTTATGATGGGAGGAGAAGCAGGAGCAGAGGCAATCCTGCCGCTTTCAGGCTTTTACAAGCAGCTTGAGGCAATGATTGACTCTAGACTCAATATGACTTCTATGGAGAAGTACTTGGCCATTATTGCAGACAACAGTTCGAAGGGCATCTACCTCGATGATGGAACTCTTGTCGGACATTTACTTCCCGCAATTGATGATGGGCTTGGAAAAAATACGAAACTGACAAGGAGGCTTTCACTATGATACCGGATATTTATATTAACGATGTGTCCATGCTGAAAATGGGATGGATCAGAGAAAATGTTGAATTTCCCGTGCCGGAATCTCAGACAGAAACAGTCGTTGTTCCGGGAAGAAGTACTCCTATCAGATTCAGTGAGGCTCTTGGTATGATTTCGTTCAAACCGAGAGCCTTTACAATTACGTTGTCTATGCTTGGAACAAGGTCAGATTTTGAAGAAAAAGTAAAAATAATGTCAAACCAATATGCCGGAAGACTGTGCAAGGTAAGAAAAAGTGAGGAATCAAATCTTTATGCTGTTGGAACTCTGCAGGTGACACCTTCCTATGATCCGCTTACCGGAAAAGGGCAGCTTGTGATGGAATGTACGGATGGGGATTCCTATCGCTACCATGTGGATGAGACAGTGATTGTGCAGAATGGAAGTGGAACAGTCATTCTGAAAAATGATTATATGCCAGTAGTTCCGGCTGTTATTACAACGGCAGATACTACGCTTTCTTGGAAGGTAGGTTCTGATTCCTTTCATAAAACTTTGGATGCAGGCACTTGGGAGATTCCAGAACTTCAACTTGCTTATGGCAATAACTCTGTGAAAATTACAAGTGATGGAAACACTACCTTCCGATATAGGGAGGGATGCCTATGAGACAGTTTCGAGTATATGTGGATGGGAATGTATTCTATCATCCGAATCTTTCCAAACTTGCAATCACGGAGGCAAAGGTAAGTGAGGATGCAGAGAACATCGACAGCCTTACCTTATCTGCTCCGTACAATCATCCGTATATTGATTCCATCAAACCAATGGCATCGGTGATTGTCTGTAAAAAGGGAGAGGAGACAGTCTTTGAAGGAAGAGCACTGGACGATGGCAGTGATTTCTATAACACCCATACCTGGACATGTGAATCTGCTCTTTCGTATCTGAAGGACACCATGCAGCCGCCTTTTTCGTATAAGGGAACACTTCGGGGACTGCTAGAACAGTTTATCTCAGGTCATAATAAGGCAGTGGAAAAACAAAAGCAGTTCAAGGTGGGAAATATTACAGTGACGGACAACAACGATTATGTTGCTTACAGCAGTTCTGATTATTCCGTTACGATGGATGCCATTAAGAATAAACTCATCAATACTCACGGTGGATACCTTATGGTTCGATATGAGAGTGACGGCAAGTATCTCGATTATCTGGCTGACTTTAAAACAAAGTCCGTACAGAAGGTTGAGTATGGAAAGAACATCACAGATGTAAAAATTACAAGAGACCATACAGAACGAGTAACTGCCTTGATTCCTCTTGGTGCAAAGAAGAAAACTACCGATGAAGAGGGGAATGAAAAAGAATCTGATGAGAGGGTGGATATTACTTCCGTAAATGACGGCAAGAATTATATTTCCGATGATGCCGCTGTGAAAGAAATCGGTTGGATCTGGAAATCGGAAGTATGGGATGATGTGACTCTTCCGTACAATCTTTTGAGAAAAGCCAAGGAGCGTTTATCCGACCTTGTAAAGGGAGTCACCAGTATTCAGCTTACCATTGTGGATGAGTCGGATACCGGAGCAGATATTGGAGATATCAGGGCGAGGATGTATGTGGAGTGCATTTCCAAACCTCACGGTATCAACGGCACTTATCTTTGTGTCAGCAGAACCAGGGATTACTTAAATCCTGTAGGAAATACCATTACAATCGGTGCAAGTGGTGTGTCTATTTCTGCATCCACAGTAAAGCAGGATAAGAACATCTCTGCTTTGGAAGATGATCTTTACGGACAGACAAGGAAGATTGATGCAATCTCCGGAGAGGTGGACAGCATCAATTCACAGAAAATGTACCGAACAGAACTGGTTGTAGATGGGGTTAATATCTTTAAGAACAAAGGTGAGAAAAGCAGAATGCTTTGCAAGGTCTATTCTTGGGATAAGGATATCACAGACAGCCTTGATGCAGAATGCTTTATCTGGCACAGAAAGTCCTCTGATGAAGGGGCAGATGCCGAGTGGGATAAGAACCATATCGGCATGAAACAAATAACGATCACTACAGAGGACGTGTTAGACAATGCGTCCTTTTATTGTGAAATAAAATTTTAGGAGGAATTTCAATGGCTACAATTTTAACATCCAGCCAGCAGACATTCGTGGATATCACAGACCAAAGAAAACTGTCTGCATATATCACATCTAATCTTCCAAAGACACAGAGTGAAGATCCGAATGTACTGCCGCATACCTATGCACCAAGCTGGGCAAGCACGAACCTTGTATTAACTCCGGTTCTGTTTCTCGACCAGACAAATGTTTCTCCGACAGCAAGCGGTGTAACGATTTCATGGAAGAGAAAAGATGGAGTGGCATCTGAGACTGCGCTGACAAGCGGAGAAACTGTCAAAAACGGTGTTTTGACAGTAAATCAGAATAAGCTGTCAACATCCGCATCCGGCATGATTACCTACATCTGTTATATCAGTTACTACGATTCGGAAACCAAGAACACGATTAATATCTCTGCAGATATTACTTATACCTTGGTCAAGAACGCAGCAAATGCAAAACTGTGCACGGTAAACAGTGATACCTATGTTTTTAAGTATGACACCTCACAGGCTTTGGTGGGTACAGCACAGGCAACCCTTACGGCACAGGTGCAGGGAGTGACTGTCAGCAAGTGGCAGTATAAGAACAGCAGTGGTGCTTGGGCAGATTATCCGACAACTTCCGACAATACGAGCATTACAAGCGGAACTCTTGTAGTAAAGCCTGCTCATAATGTGTTCGTAAATAATGTGGCACAAATCAGAGTAACGACTTCTGAAAATGATGTATTTGATACACTTACGATTTCCAAAATCTATGATGGAGCAAAGGGAGATAAGGGAAGTCCCGGTTCTGCCGGAACTGGTGGTCTTTCCGTTGTGCTTGGAAATGAGAATCAGACGATTGCATGTACTTCAGCAGGAAAGACTTCTGCCGCAAGTACAATCACGATTCCGTTTACCGGATATGTGGGCATTACGCAGACTGCGTGTACTTGTGCTGTGGGAACACTTCCGACAGGAATTACAGTGAAAACCAATACAGCAGCTACAGCCAGTGCAGCAGGCAAGTTAGAACTCTCTGTTGCAGCATCTTCAGACCTTGGAAATGCATCGACACTGACGGGAAACATTACACTGACGTTTACGATTTCCGGAAAGACTGTCGCTAAGGTATTTACTTGGACGAAGTCGAAAGCAGGAAGTAATGGTACGTCCGCAGTTGTGTTCTCTGTCTATGCACCTAATGGAACCATCGTTCAGAACCAGTCCGGCAGTATTCAGCTTGCAACTTCTGCCTATAGCGGATCAACAGCAATCACAAATGCTGCTTATCAATGGGCTAAATATGTGAGTGGTGCATGGACAAACATCAGTGGTGCAGCATCTGCAACGCTTACGGTGTCCGGAGCAGATATCCTTAACATTCAGTCTTACCGATGCACCATGACCTATGGTGGCAAGTCCTATGTGGATGTCATTACGGTTGAGGATAAGTCAGACCCGTATGTATCTGAGATGCTTTCCATCGGAGGATATACTGTCAAGAATAACCTTGGTGGTTTGGTTCCGTACATCATTGTTCGTACCAATCAGAAGGAAGTAGATCCTCTGCTTGGAAATATCAGTGAAACATCACCATCTAATCCGACAAACGGAATGTTCTGGTACAAGGTGGATCATACGGCAAAGACAGTAACATTGATGAAATACAACGGTTCTGCCTGGGCAAATGCTACGGAAAAACAGAGTCTTACTTATACCTGGTACGCACAGGATAAGGACGGCAAGGAAGTGATCTTTTCAAAAACCGGAAAGGTCATTTATCTTTCTGCAGCAGATATCGACAGCCTTCTTACTTTGCAGTGTGACGTATCCAATTGATGGGAGGTGTAGGCTATGGCGTTACTTACTTCTTGTCAGAATACATTCGTAAGTGCCGTGGCTTACGAAGATGCTGTCGAGGATGTGGAATACCTAAAGGTTCAGATGCATGATGCATTTGCGGAAATTAGCAAAACATCCAGTGAGATTATCAGTACGGTGCATGATACCTATATTGAGAAGTCGGAACTGGAACAATTGCAGCAGGATTTCCAGTCAAGCATCACACAGAACAGCAGTGAGATCCGTATGGACTTCACGCAGATTGCTGATGAAATAAAAGACAATATCGCATATAACCAGGAACTCTTGGAGGAATATATCAGATTCCGGGGAGCACTCATTGAACTTGGAAAAGTGGGAAATGCATTCACGGCAGAACTTTCTAACAACGAACTTGCATTCAAGGAGAATGGTCAGAAGATTGCCTATATCTCCAATCAGAGTCTGGTTATTACAAATGCAGAAATCAGAAATAAGCTGTCCCTTGGTAATGAGACCAGGGGATGGTTTGATCTTATACCAAGAGCAAACGGGAACCTTTCTATCAAGTGGAGAGGACCGGCAACATAAAGGGGTGATGATATGGCTTCAAGCGGAAGCATTACAACAGGAGAAAAGGAAGGTCGTTCCGTCACATTAGCATGGTCGCTTTCCAGTCAGAATATAGAAAATAATACCTCAACGATTGCATGGACACTCAAAGGCTCCGGTTCCGGTACAAGCTGGGTTATGTCCGGTGGATTTAAGGCTGTCATCAATGGAAAGACAGTTTATTCGTCTTCTACAGATTCTCGTATTCAGTTGAGAAACGGAACCGTGGTTGCATCCGGCTCAACTACCATCACACATAATGCGGATGGTACAAAATCATTCAGCTTAAGCTGTGAGGCAGGTGTTTATTCTTATGCTGTCAGCGTATCAGCAAGTGGAACTCATACTTTAAATACGATACCAAGAGCATCGTCAGTATCTGCAACCAATGTGAATATGGGGAGTGCTGCAACCATTACGATCAGCAGGGCATCATCTTCCTTCACACATACGCTGACCTATAAGTTTGGCAACACAACCGGAACGATTGCAGCGAAGACCACATCTACTTCCGTATCGTGGACACCTGCTGCTTCACTGGCAAATCAGATACCGAGTACCACAAGCGGCAGCTGCACGATAACCTGTGATACCTATAGCGGATCTACGAAGATTGGCTCAAAGACTTGTACCTTGACACTTACTGTTCCGCCATCGGTAAAGCCAACGCTGACAAGCGTTACGGCATCAAGAATTGATGAGAGTGTTCCAAGTGCCTGGGGAATCTATGTGCAGACCAAGTCCAAAGTGAAACTGACCATCAATGGTGCAGCAGGCAGCAATGGCTCAACCATCAAGTCATACAGTATTAGTGGCGGCGGATATTCTGGAACAGCTTCAACACTTACCACAGGATTTCTGAATTTGTCAGGAACGATTACCTTCACGGCAACGGTTACAGATTCAAGGGGAAGAGTATCTGATGCAAAAATAGTATCCATATCAGTGGCAGCATATTCTGTTCCAAGCTTTTCAAGCTATCAGTCGCAGAGAGCTGTCAGTGATGGAACTGCAAATGATGATGGAACCTATGTCAGAGGACTTGTGGCATACAGCTTTGCATCCTGCAGCAGCAAAAACAGTGTGAGCAGAAAAACAGAATATCGAAAATCTGGTACGGCAGAATGGACAGATGCAGGAGTGTCCTTCTCAAGTGAAACCGCATTTACCTTTGGCGGAGGAAAAATTTCAACAGAAACATCTTATGAAATTCGCTATACCGTTACCGATGCCTTTTCTTCCATATCCATTGTTGATGTGGTATCTACAGCAGCTGTTGTTATGGACTTTAAGAGCGGAGGCAAAGGCGTAGCTGTCGGAAAGGTATCTGAAAAAGATAACTGCTTTGAAGTGTCTGAGAAGTGGGATGTGAGGGTATATGGAAAACTGCTGAAGGATTATATCAAACAGGCAATAGGTGCCATTTATCCGGTAGGCAGTATTTATATGAGTGTGAAGAACACCAATCCATCCACCTATTTTGGAGGGACATGGGTTGCCTGGGGAACAGGAAGAGTTCCTGTAGGTGTGAATGCCAATGACACAAACTTTGCCACAGTGGAAAAGACCGGAGGTGCATCTACGGTGACACTTATCACAGCACAGATGCCGTCACATTCCCATGCGAAAGGTACTCTTGCAACTGCTAGTGCAGGTGGCCATACCCACGATTTAAAGAATCAAAAAACATCGTGGGGTACAAGCGGAGGAAACAGAGTATTGATTGATGCGACTTCCGGCTACACGGCAGTTAGTAATAAGACAACAACCAGTGCAGGAGCACATACACATACAGTTTCCGGTTCAACAGCAGCTGCCGGAAGCGGCAGTGCTCACAACAACTTACAGCCATATATAACCTGTTATATGTGGAAACGAACAGCTTAATATTTATCGTTTGATGAGGCGATTGCTCAGATTTGAGCAGTCGCTTTTTCAATACAAATTTTTAGAAACGGAGGAATTATCTATGAAGGAATTTTGGAACATGATTCAGCTTGCTTTTGCGGGAGTCGGAGGATGGCTTGGCTACTTCTTAGGTGGCTGTGACGGTCTTATCTTGGCACTTCTTGCATTTGTGGTCATTGACTACATTACCGGAGTGATGTGTGCGATTGCAGATAAGAAGTTATCCAGTTCTGTCGGATTCAAGGGTATCTGCAGAAAGGTGCTGATTTTCCTGCTTGTAGGAATTGCAAACATTCTTGATGTGCACATCATCGGTACAGGCAGCGTCTTAAGAACAGCAGTTATCTTTTTCTACATTTCCAACGAAGGTGTATCTCTTCTTGAAAATGCAGGACATCTTGGACTTCCAATCCCAGTAAAAATCAAAGCGGTATTAGAACAGCTCCATGAGAGAGCAGAAAGTGAGGACAAATAATATGGCATATACAAACAGCAAAATGGTGGCATACACCAAACTTAGTCCGAATCATTCCGGACAGAGAACACATTCAATTGATAGAATTACACCCCACTGCGTAGTGGGACAGTGTACTGCGGAGGGACTTGGTGACTGGTTTGCCAAGTCCTCTACGCAGGCATCCAGCAACTATGGTATTGATAAAAATGGCCGTGTGGGTCTTTATGTAGAAGAGAAGAACCGTTCCTGGTGTTCTTCTTCCAATGCGAATGATCAGAGAGCCGTTACTATTGAGTGTGCCTCTGATACCAAGGAGCCGTATTGGATGAATGACAAGGTTTATCAGTCTCTTATCAAACTTTGCGCAGATATCTGTAAAAGAAATGGGAAAAAGAAACTCATTTGGTTTGGCGATAAGAATAAGACTCTTAACTACAGTCCGAAGTCTGATGAGATGGTTCTTACCGTTCACAGATGGTTTGCCAACAAGTCCTGTCCGGGCAACTGGCTGTATGCAAGGCTTGGTGATCTTGCATCAAAGGTTACTGCCCAGCTTGGAGGCAAGGCAGATACTCCCGTTACTGGAACTCAGGCATCTGTGTTTGCAAATCTTACAGAGGCACAGGCGGTGGCGAAGATTGGTGAATTATGTCGAAATGATATGAAGACGAGTGGAATCTTAGCATCGATTTCCGCTGCTCAGTTTATTTTGGAGAGTGGCTATGGCAAATCAGAGCTTGCACAGAAAGCAAATAACTGCTTTGGCATGAAGAAGTCCTTATCCGGCAATACTTGGACTGGCAGTACTTGGGATAGAAAGAGCATCTATACCAAGAAAACACAGGAGCAGAATAAGGATGGTTCCTATGAAACCATTACAGCAGATTTCAGAAAGTATCCTTCTGTAGAAAAATCGGTTGCAGATCATTCTGCGTATCTGCTTGGTGCAAAAAACGAAGACAAGCTTCGTTATGCAGGACTTAAGGGGTGTACCGATTACAAAAAGGCAGCACAGCTGATTAAGGATGGTGGTTATGCTACCAGTCTTACCTATGTGGAGAAACTCTGTTCCATCATCGAAAAATGGAATCTGACTCAGTATGACAAGCAGACTGCAGCTGCTCCGTCAGCAAAGTTCCCTGCAGTACCATTTTCTGTAAAGGTCATCATCGATGATCTGAATTACAGAAGTGAGCCTTCCATGAACGGTAAGGTAAATGGTCAGACAGGAAAAGGTACCTTTACTATTGTGGAAGTCCGTGATGGATGGGGCAGACTAAAAAGCGGTGCAGGATGGATTTATCTTGAGAACCCTTCCTACTGCATGATTGGAACTGTTGTCAAATCCGCTTCAACAGCTAAGACTTCGCCTGCAAAATCCGTGGATACTCTTGCAAGAGAGGTATTGCAGGGAAAATGGGGAAATGGTACTGACAGAAAGAACAGACTGACAGCCGCAGGATATAATTATTCTGCTGTACAGAAAAGGGTCAATGAACTTTTGAAATAACTGAATTACAAAGCATGGTATATGCCCGTTGGAGATTGATTTCTCTGACGGGCATTATTTTTTTTGTCTTTTGGGGTTCGATATGTTCTCGCATTTCGCTTATGGGTAGAGGGAATGGATAAGTGTTCTCTCGGAAATGGAGAATGATTATCTATGGAAGAAAATAAAACAGTTGAACTGACAGAAGGGAACACCTTTATTACAAAACCATCGGCATTGACCGATGAGGATATGCAGCATGAATATGATTATTACCAGGCACAGAAAATTCTTGCTGAAATGCAGAAACAGGGGCTTGTATCTGTGGATGAATTCAACAAAATCACAGCCTTAAACCGTGAAATATTCTGTCCGTATTTAGCCGAGATTATGCCGAATATGACTTGATAAATACTCGATAGTACGGGTTAATGTTACTACCTTGAAAGGAAGGTGAGTTGATGAAAAGGATAACAAAAATAGATGCCGCGATCACTGCTGAAGTGAAAAAGACAAGAGTGGCAGCATACTGCAGAGTATCTACAGCCAGTGATGAACAGCTGATAAGCCTTGATGCACAAAAGGCACATTATGAAAGCTATATCCGGTCGAATGACGATTGGGAGTACGCAGGCTTATATTATGACGAAGGAATAACTGGCACTAAGGCAGAAGTAAGAGATGGACTGCAGGCTCTGCTTAAGGACTGTGAAGATGGAAAGATTGACCTAATTATTACAAAATCCATCAGCCGTTTCTCAAGAAATACTACTGACTGCTTGGAGATGGTCAGAAAACTTGTGGAAATGGGAGTGTTCATATTTTTCGAGAAAGAGAATATCAACACAGGTTCCATGGAAAGTGAACTGATGCTTTCTATTCTCAGCAGTCTTGCCGAGAGCGAATCTGTATCAATTTCGGAAAACTCCAAGTGGAGTATCAGAAGACGATATCAGAACGGAACTTTTATTATTTCCTACCCGCCATATGGATACGCAAATATAGATGGCGAGATGAGGATCGTTCCGGAAGAAGCAGAGGTTGTGAAGAGAATATTTGCTGAATGCCTGGCAGGGACAGGAACCTACACCATAGCGAGAAATCTGAATGCGGATCATATCCCAACCAAAAAGAACGGCAAGTGGCATGGCGGAACAGTAAACGGAATTCTGACAAACGAAAAGTATACCGGCGATGTTTTATTCCAAAAGACCTATACGGATGACAGCTTCAATCGACACACAAACTATGGAGAAGTTGACCAGTTCTTTTGTGAAAATCATCATGAAGCCATTATCAGCCATGAGGATTTTGAAAGAGTTCAGGATGTGCTTGCTCAAAGAGCTGCAGAAAAAGGCAACGGCATCAATACGTCAAGGTATCAGAACCGTTATACATTTTCGGGAAAGATTATATGCGGTGAATGCGGTACGACCTTTAAGCGAAGAACTCATTACAAGCCGAGCGGAAATTATATTGCCTGGACATGCGGACTACATATTGAAAATAAGCATGCCTGCACCATGCTGTATGTTGAAGAATCGGCAATAAAAAGTGCCTTTACAACGATGATGAACAAGCTGGTGTTTGGCCATCAAAGGATGCTGAAGCCGATGCTTTCATCACTGAAAGGTACGGACGACAGGGAAAGACTGATACAAATTCAGAGAATCGAGCAGGCAATCGAAGACAGTGCCTTGAGAAAGCAGACACTGGTAAGCCTTGCATCGCAGGGGATTTTGGAGCCTGCCGTTTACACCGAAGAGTGTACGGAACTGGCGCTGCAGGAAGAACGGCTGTTGGCAGAGAAAAAGAATCTGATTTCTGATATTGGCGGAGACAGAGAGAAACTGCAGGAGCTGGAAAAGCTGATGCAGTTTACAGGAAAAGGACAGATGATGGAGCAGTTTGATGATGAGGCATTTAACAGTTTTGCCAAGAAAATAGTAATTGCAGACAGAGAGACAGCCGTTATTCATCTGAAATGCGGATTAAAACTGAAGGAAAGGCTGGTGAGATAAATGAGACATGTTCCATATGGTTATGACATCATAGATGGAAAGGCAGTCATCAATGAAGAAGCGGCTGAACAGGTCAGAACCTTTTTTCAGCATTATTTAAATGGAGTGTCACTTACCAAGGCGGCTGAACTTGTCGGGATGACGCTGTTTCATGGAAGTGCAGGCAGAATGCTTAGAAATAAGCACTACCTGGGTGATGATTATTATCCGCAGATTATTGATAAGGAAACCTTTGATAAGGCAGAGAAAATCAGACAAGAGAAAGCTGCAGGACTTGGAAGAATCAGAGAATTGAAGACAGCAGAAGAGAAAATGCCTGACAAGGTGTTTATCTTCAGACCTGCGGAAACAAAGTATTCTGATCCATTCAGACAGGCAGAATATGTGTATGGATTGATTGAGAGTGAGGTACAGACAGATGGCACAAACTAGAACCGTTACAATGATTCCTGCAAGAAGACGAGTAGGAAACACAGTGCGAGAAGAGGAAAGACCAAAGCTTAGAGTTGCCGCTTACTGCCGTGTTTCTACGGACAGTGACGAGCAGGCTACAAGCTATGAAACACAGGTGGAGCATTACACCAGTTATATTAAGAAGAATCCCGAATGGGAATTTGCGGGAATATTTTCTGATGACGGTATTAGTGGTACCTACACCAAGAAGCGTGACGGCTTCAATAAAATGATTGATGAGTGTATGGATGGAAAAATCGATATGATCATCACAAAGTCCATCAGCCGATTTGCAAGAAATACTCTGGACTGCCTTAAATTCATAAGACAGTTAAAGGAAAAGAACATTCCCGTATTCTTCGAAAAGGAAAATATCAATACGATGGATGCCAAGGGAGAAGTTCTGCTTACTATCATGGCTTCTTTGGCACAGCAGGAAAGTCAGAGCTTGTCGCAGAATGTTCGATTGGGACTGCAGTACCGATATCAGAACGGGCAGATGAGCATTAACCATAATCGATTCCTTGGTTTTACAAAAGATGAAGATGGGCATTTGATTGTAAAGCCGGATGAGGCGGAAGTGGTCAAAAGAATTTACAGGGAGTATCTGGACGGTGCAAGCCTTCAGCAGATAGCAAAGGGACTGGAAGCTGATGGCATTCTAACAGGAGCCGGCAAGAAAAAGTGGAGACCGGAAACCTTGCACAAGATTCTCCGAAATGAAAAATATATCGGAGACGCCCTTCTTCAGAAAACCTATACGGTGGATTTCTTGAATAAAAAGCGAGTTCAGAACAAAGGAATTGTGCCGCAGTACTATGTGGAGAACAGTCATGAAGCCATTATTCCAAGAGATATCTTTATGAGAGTGCAGGAAGAAATGGTGCGAAGAGCAAACCTTCACAGCGGAGAAAAGCGAAAGAAGAGAGTGTACAGCAGTAAATATGCTCTTTCTAGTATCGTGTGCTGCTCCAAGTGCGGAGACATTTACCGCAGAATTGCATGGAATAACAGAGGAAAGCATTCCACAGTATGGAGATGCTGTACCAGAGTTGATTTTGGACCCGGCAAGTGTGATGCACCAACCATCAGCGAAGCAGAACTCCAAGATACAGCAGTCAAGGCAATTAATAAGGCACTTGGCGGCAGAGAAGATATGATCAAGGGACTGCAGGAGAATGTGGAGAAAATCATAACAGAAAGTACTGATCAGGAAGTGCAGGAAATTGACAGCAGACTATTGGAACTGCAGAAGGAATTGCTGAAGAAAGCAAATGCCAGACAGAACTATGATGATCTTGCTGATGAGATTGAGAACTTGCGCGAGCAAAAGCATGCTGTGATGGTTGAAAGTGCAGAGCGTGAAGGCATAAAGAAACGAGTGGCTGAGATGCAGCAGTTTCTTGCGGAACAGCAGACAGAAATCACGGAATACGATGAAAGTCTGGTCAGACAGCTGATTGAGAAGATAACGGTGTACGAGGATAGATTTGAAGTGATGTTTAAGTCACAGACGATGGTGGAGATAAAGAGAATAAAATAATTGGTCATGTTGCACAGTGTATTAAAAGAAAGATTGTGCTAACCTACAAAAATGCAAAAAGAAGTCGACAAAATATTGACTTATTTGATAATTAAAGCTAGAATAATAAAAAGAGATAAACTAAGGGGGTTTTTGCCCAAAATCAAGACTGGTTTAAATTACTAAGAAGGAGGATTTGTTATGGGTTATAGCGGAGGAAGCAGTGGCGGAGATATCGGTGGAAGCAATAACAGCGGTGGATACTCTAGCGCAGATTCATACGGCGGATATTACAACAGTAATTCTGGTTATACAAGTCCGGACTCATATGGTGGATATTATAACAGTAACACCGGTTATACAAGCAGAGACTCATATGGTGGATACTATAATAGCAATACTGGTTATAATAGTCCAGATTCATATGGTGGATATTATAATAGTAATACAGGATATACAAGTTCAGATTCGTCTTATGGTGGATCCTACAACAGTGGTGGTGGAAAATAAATTTCTTCCGAAATGTTAAGGGACTAATTGAGAAGGTGCATTCTGTGTATATAACTCCACCACGATACACTTAACGTATCGTGGTGGAGTTATTTTATTGGAGGTAAAAATGAAATTACAACAATTGTGTGATCTAATTTCATCTCAGATGAAATTAGAAAAAAATATAGAAAAAACGGATTGTCTTAGTAGTGATTTAGGAATGTGTTCATTTGATATGATGGTACTTATAGTTGAATTAGAAAGTGCTTGTGGGCATGAAATAAATACTATGATGTTAAAAAAGGATATGACAGTTGGAGAACTTCTTGCAGTCATAAATCAATAATGAAAGAGGTGTAAGTCATGGCAAATGTTATGATGACAGATGTATGTAATTTGCGATGCCCATACTGTTTTGCAAATGAATTTGTGAATAAAAATAAAAATGAGATAAGTGAGGATGCATTTGATAAAGCTGTTGAATTTATTATTGGTGATGGAACACATAATACTGTTGGTTTAATAGGCGGTGAGCCAACTGTGCATTCTCAATTTGAGTATCTCATGAGAAAGTTAATTAAAGATGAGCGTATTGAAGGAATAATGCTTTACACGAATGGTATTTTAATTGATCGGTTTTGGGATGTTATATGCCACCCCAAAATACATTTGTTGATAAATTGTAATTCGCCGAAAGATATTGGTGAAAAACAGTATGCATCTTTGTTGAAAAATTTAGATACATTATTTAATCAGAAAATGTGTGGAGATAGAGTTACTCTAGGGATAAACATGTATAGCAGTAATTTTGATTACGATTATATGCTGGATTTATTGAAGAGATTTGAGCAAAGGCATGTTCGTTTTTCTATCACTGTTCCGAATATGGATGAGAATCGAAATGTTGATGCACACTCTTATTTCAAAATGATGAAGCCAAGAATGCTTGATTTTTTCCATGATTTATTGAGTGCGGGTATTATACCTAATTTTGACTGTAACAAAATTCCTTCGTGCCTAATGGAAGAGAATGAATTACGTGAATTTGATAAATATCTGAACAATGAATTTATAAAGAATAATGTTGGAAAAAGCAACATTGTTAATTCGGAAGTGAGATGCAGACCTGTTATAGACATACGACAGGATCTAACAGCTGTTAGGTGTTTTGGATTATCTGAAACGACAAAACAAAAAATTTCTGATTATGCAGGAATTAAGGAATTAGAGAACTATTATATTCGAACTGTTGATGCATACGCATACAATACTTCATATTGCAAAAAATGTAATGAATGTCATCTGAGATCAGTAATGAAATGTACTGGTGGATGTTTGGCATATAAAATTAAGCAAATAAATCATGTAAAAGAATATGCGGATCAAATGGTTGAAAATATAGCACAGTAATAATGGAGAAGAGAAGCATGAAAGGTTTTGAACTATGTAGTATAGAATCCAAGAAAGATATAGATTTTCTGTATTCCATTTTCACTGGGGCTGATCAGTTTTTGTATTCGACAAATTTGAGGTTTAACTCTAAGCAATCGTTTGAAAATTGGATACATGAGCGTATTGGTACAGATTTTCACGATTTTTTCTTGGTAAAGGATAATTTAAAAAACGTCTTGATAGGATATGTGCATAATTATGATTTTAGTTTGATTGACGGACATTGCAAATTGTCAGTATATATTGATGAAAAATATCGGAAAACGGGAATTGGTGGATTTGTTGCGATACATTTTGTAGACTATTTATTTGCTAAGTATCCTCTGCGAAAAGTTTATTCAACGATATATGATTATAATTCTGAAAGCTTGAATAGTAATTTAGCGGCAGGCTTTATTGAAGAAGGGATAATTGGTGATTATAGATACCATGATGGACGATATTATGCTATTCATTACCTATCTATGAATCGAGAAAAATTTAATGATAGTATTGGAAAGTTGGTGAAATAATGTTTTGCATTAATCTATGTGATATTTTCAGTATGAATGAAACAGAAGAATATATTGAAATGTGTGCTGTAAAAATTGAAGGTATGACGAAAAAGAAGATTGAAAGGATATATTTGGGTTCTTACTTTTGTGATCAGTTTTTTTTGAAGTTCAAAGGATATAAACAGCTTCTTCAATATTGTAAAGTGAAAAAAATACATGCGACACTTGTTATTCCGGTATTTAGTCAAGATTCATTGTGCAGAGGGAAAAAAAGAATATCTGAGATATGTGGAGATTATGAAGGCGTAATAGATGAAGTTACAGTTAATGACCTTGGCATGCTATATTACATTAGAAATTTGAATAAATATAGAATAAATTTAGGAAGACTTTTTTTTAAGAATCCGAGAGATTGCCGTGTGCCAGAGTATACTGATAGTGTCGTCTCTCCAGGATTTTTATCTAAATTAGGTCAAGAAATTAGGAAGAAAGAGTTGATAAATTGTATTGAATTAGACCCAACTAATCGAGTGCTAGATGTTTCAGAAATTAAAAATTCAGAGATAGAAGTTGCATTGCATTTTCCATTTTGCTACATGACAACTGGAAAGATATGCAAATTTGCGTCAATACATAAGGATATAGATAAAAAATTCAGACCAAATGTTAATTGTCAAATGGAGTGTATGAGTATCAGTGATACTTATACAGGTCATGTTGTTCCAACAAATTGTGACCCCATTATATACAGGATTGGACGTACATTGTATTTTGAGAACAACAAGTCTGAAATAGTTGGAAAAAAACTGGAACGATTAATTTATTTTCCAGCAAAAGAGTGGAGGAAATGCATATATGAAGATATTAGTTCCGGTAAGTAA